TAGCTTTCTTTCTAAACCTACTTTTCTTAAACAATTAGGTTTAATTATAGAAACCATTTTAGCGTATTCGTCTGGCTTTTTATTACTATCTAATGCAGATATACCTTTTCCGTAAATCATATTAGAAACACCTGTTATAATAGCGTTATTTGTAGTGCTATAAAGGTATCTATCTATAAGAAATTGAAAGTAATTGTTATCTGCCCCGTACTCTACAAAATCGCCCTTTTTACTTTCGTTAATTTGTGGTGTCGTGTATGCACTTAAATTTACTATATGAAACATATTATTCAAATATTTTATATTCGTTAGTTGTTGTATGCTGTACGTATTGATTTTTATTTATTGTATAATCTGCAATAACTTGGTTTGTACAGAAAATTTTATCTCTATAAACTATATCAGTTCCGTCTTTAATTGTAAGCGTGTAATATTTATTTTCTTTAATTGGTAATATTAATGCTGTTGTAACATAATATTTATCGATTGAAAAAGTACAATTTATTTCAGTTTCTATGTTCGTTTCTTCATCCCTCAATACAATAGCATCCGCATTACTACCATAAATGATAGCACTTAATTGTTGTGCAGTTTCTTGTTCTCGTAAGATTATCATATCCTTTTATTTAAAAACAAAGAAATGCGTTTTTTGTTAAAGCAAAAAAAAAGCGTATCAATTAAGATACGCTTTTCACACCTTGGCAAAAGTGAAATTTAAGAACCTACTACAACTGTAAACCCAGCAGCAGTTAAAGTATCCCCAATAAAGTTAGCAGGTACTTTTTCCTGTCCTGTTAAAGACAAAGTATAACCTGATAAATCGCCCATTGCACCACCTGTTACAACTGTACCACCTGTTACATCCATTCCGTTTTCTAAACCTGCATAAAAGAAGTTACCATTGTTATCTTCTACAATTACTTGTGGTCTTCCGTATGCCAATAATTTTAATTCTTTATTATCCTTAACAGTTAATTTCTTAAATGTTATTTCTAATACTTGCTCAAAAAACGTTGTTCCGTTTTCTCTTGAGCTTGTTATGTTTTGCGTAAAGGTAGAAGCACCTTTTAATTCGTATTTGTAAGCTGTTGGTGTACCTGCAACTGCATCGATTACATCTGTATTCGTTACATCATAAGTATATCCTGTAGCATCTCCAAAATTGACAAAGTAAACAGCTTTTAAACCACCTACTGAATCTTTACAAACTTCTTTACGCCCTAATGTTAAATCACACGCCATTTTTTATATTTTTTAAAAGTTAAAAAAAAGGTGGTGTTTATTGCACCACCTTTAATCAGTTATTTATTAATTAATTATGCAGGAGTATAAAGTACAATTTCAGAACCTACACCGTAGTTAACTGAAGCTGTCATTCTCATTACAACTCTTACATTTTGTGAACCATCTGTTTCAGACATATCAATTACTTTAACTTCGTTCATATCGTTTAATAAACCTGTCGCGAAGTATAAATTTGATTTTTGAGCAGCCATCATAAAGTTGTTAGCTAATCCGTTTGCAACAAAGATTTTAACTCCATCAAAAGATAAAGACCCATTGTTAAACCATTGTGTACCTTGTGCGTTAGTTCCGTTTGCTCCTAATCCTGAAGCTCCGAATCCACCTAAAGCTCTAACGTAAGCACGTGCTACGTTTTGAGAAACATAAATGTATAAATCTTCTTTTCCGTAAAGTGTAGCAGGAATAGCATCAACTACTTTACCCATTTCAGCAATTACGTTAGCAGCAGTTACAGTAGTACCTACTACATCGATAACAGAAGAATCAGCAGTAGCTAAAGGCACAAAACCTGCAAATTGTCCGCTTGTTGCATTTGCACCTCTCCAAATATTGATTTCGTTTGCTTCAGCAACTTTAGCAGCTACGTGTGCAATTAAGAAATCAGCAAAAGAAGTTGGTAAGTTTTTGAATGCAGAATCTCCCATTTCTAAACTTTGCCAAGTAGACATAAAGTCTTTTTTACATAGTTGTAAGTTCACTTGAAATTCCTCAGGTTGTAAAATTCTTTCAGTTAAAGTAATTGTTGAAGTTGGGTCAAAATCGCAAGTTGCATCTTTTAATAATCCATCAGTTGCAATTCTTTGAATTACTTCTTTAAATTTTACATTTGGTCTTACTTCAATACCACCATTCTCGATAGTTGAAGCAGAAAGTAACGCAGCAGAGATATATTTTTTTGAAAACTCCCCAGCGTAGGTTGTTGTAATACTTGTTGTTGTTGTTGTTGACATTTTTTTTTAATTTATTAGTTAGCTATTTTATTCATTACTCTATCTAAAGTTGACATTTCTCTATTTTGAGAATACAAGTTTAGTTTTACTTCAGTTTTAGCGTCTGGGTTGTGTGTAAGAGGTTGAGCAGTTAATTCTACTTTTTCTTCAATAACATTTACCTGTTTTGCTAATTCTGTTTTTAGTGTTTCGATTTCAGCTTTTAAAGCATCTACTTCTTCTTTTGAAAAGTGTGATTCTCTAACAGTTGATTCGATTACTTTTTTAGCGGTTGGTGTTTGAGATGCTTCAACTTCTTCTTCAACAATAGGAGCTTCTTCCTCTTCAGGTGCTTCAGCTACTGCTTCACGAATTTCTTTGATTTCGCCCTCAACTTCAACTACTAAAATCATTTCGTTTTCAAGAATATACTCGCCAATAGGCAATGCTACTCTATCTTCTCCATTGACTATAAATACTGATTGCCCAGCCTCAAAAACTTCCGCTTCGATTACTGTACCATTATCTAAAGTCATTTGCTCAAGTTGGATTTCCATCCCAAGCAATCTTTTGATTTCTGTAATTACGTTTGACATATTAATTATTTTAATTTATTTAAAAACAATAGTTATTAATTGTTGTTGTATTTTATTACTTTCCTATTGATTTAATAGCATTATTCATATTACCTAAAGTATCTTCAATTTGAGAAGTAAAATCATACATAGTTAAAATTTGTTTATATGATTCACTATTTTTAACATCTAAACCTAATTCATTTCCTAATTTTTCAAATTTATTTCTTAAACCATCAATAACTTTTACTCTACCTTTTGCAAAACCTTGATTATTTGCAAAAAATTTATAACTTGAATTTAAAGTAGCTACAGATTTTTGCACTATAGCATCTGCTTTATTTGCATTATCTAAAAATGTTTTAATGTTTTTTAATTCTGCTGAAATTTCATCTGTTACAGCTAATTCTACTTTGTGTGATGCTAATTCTGTTTTAGCAAATAATCTACTAAATACTTGTTTTTCTTGTGGTGTCATTTTTAATTTATTTAATTGTTATCCGTTGTTTCTAATTATTGTTCTAACTTTGTTTTCCTCTGTAATAGTTACATTATCAGTTCCATTGCCTGTAATAACTCCTATACCTTGTGCAATTAAATCGCCATTGCAACATTCTTTACTATAAGTGTCATCATCACAAAGACAACCACGCTTACCGCCTATTGGACTTGTTTTACTTTTTGTTTTCGTACTCATTTATTAGTTGTTTTAATTGATTAATAATAATTTCATTTTCTGTTAATTGTGTGCTTAATTCTTTTTTGCTTTCTAATTTATCCGCAAAATATCCCTCTAATGAAAAACCTTTTACTTTACCTGTTTTTACAAAGTCATTCCAAAGATTCTCATCATCTACTTTTACCGAAGCCATCCAAGTACCAATAGGCACACTCAAATTATAAATAGCTGATTTGTCTTTTTGCATATCCTCAACTATCCAACTTTCAACAACCGTTAAACCTTTTATTTCTTTTCCGTGTTCTAAAGTCCAATTTGACTGATTACCATTTTTAAAAAATAATTGACTTGCTTTGTTTACCGTATCTTTTGAAAAATAAATATAGTATTCATCTTCCCCATTTTTTCTATAAATTGGCTTTTCAGGAATTAAAACCGCACCCATTAAAATACGCTTTTCACTATCTACTTGAGCTAACTTAATTTCTTCAGATTTTAACGCTACAAAATTAGACTCGATAGCAGGACTACCTACAACCGAAATTGCATCTACACCGCTTAACTCGTCTTTGTCGTCTATAATTAATTCTATTAGATTCATATCTTTTTATTTAAAAACATTAATAATTATATTTTGTTATTTTTTATCCTATACTTGCGTTATTAATTATATTTCTATCTAACGCTTGTTGGCTTGTAACTTGGTTTGCAACTACAAATGCTTGTACAGGTTGTTGAGTTCCTAAAGTTTGTGCTAACTGATTAACTCCTGTGTTTCCTACTACGTTAAAACTTGGTGCAGGTGGAGCTGTTATTGGGGAAGTTGAAGCACCACCACCACCGCCACCACCGCCTGGCACATTAACCGCTGTAATTGCTTTAACCGCTTTAAAACCTGTTGCTAAAATACCCGCTACATTAACCGCCTTTGCTACATAATCAAAAGGAGAAGGCAATACAGATTTTTGTTTTAACGCTTCAGAAGCACCCACATAAGTATTAATTAATGCACTTGCTATACCTAATGCTTTTCCTGCTGCGGTTTGTTTACCTACAATAGCACCTAAATTATCTAAAACTTGACCCGCTTCTCTTGCTTGTGCAATTTTATATTCGTATTCAGCTTGTGTTATTTTAGTTCTTGCATCTGCATATTGTTTTTCTACACTTGTTCTTTGCTCTTCTGTTAAAGTTTTATCAGATAATAATAATTCTTCTTGTAGTCTTAATGCTTCTCTTTTTGCATCAAACGTAGTAGCTTCATCATCGATAATTTTTTGTTGATTTTGAATAGCTTTCTCCCTATTTTCTTTTTCTTTATTTAACCTAAATTCTGCTAAAGCATCTTCAGACAAAATAATTTGTTGTTGTATTTCTTGTTTCCTTGTAGCAAATTCATTTTCAGCATCTACTCGAGCTTGTGTACCTTTTGTAGTTTTTTCTATTACATCTTGTAACCTTTTCTCTTCATCTATTTGAGTTTGTTTTAATGCTTCTGTTTGTGCAATTAATCTTTTCTCTTCATCTTTAATTCTTTCAGCATTAAAATTTCTTTCATTAATTGCTAATTCAGTTTCAGCTGCTAATTTACTATTAGTTAATTCTTTTGACTCTTTTGCTAAAGCGTTTTTATTTGCATCTTGTTCAGAGCGTAATCCCTCAACTTGTGCTAAAACTCCTTGAGCATTTGTTAAAGCATTTGTTACCGCTACTTGGTTATCAATGTTATTGTTTTGTGCTAAAGTTGCTCTTGCTGCTGCTAATTGTGCATTAGCTTGTAACTTCATTGCACCCTCTTGTTTATTTAAAACATTTAATAAATCATCATTTGCTTTTTGTCTTACTTCAATACTATTATTTTCGTTATCTCTAATTTGTCTTAACTTTTCAGCTTGTCTATCATATTGCTCAACTAAACGTGCTTGTTCAGCTTCAGCTAACTTTGCTGTATTTTGTAATTGTACATTTGCCTTTGCTTGTGCATAAGCTCCCTCAATAGATATTTTAGAAACCCCCTCAATAGTACCCTCAACAACCTGCCCAACTTCATTAATTGCTTTTCCAATATTATTAACTACTTGCTTACCTGATTCTATTGCATCAGTTCCTACTTTCTTTAAACTAACTTGTGTTTCTTCAATTCTTTTAGTTAATTCCTTAATAGTTTTTGGGTCGTTATCTCCAAAAAAACTTTCTTCCCACGCTAAACGTACTTCATCAATTACTAACTTAATTCCAAAAAAAGCAGCCTTTAAAGGTGTGATACTTAATTTCAATAAGCCACCTATTACGTTTTGTAAGCCTTGAAAACCTTTAGTAGCACCGCCTACTTTTTCAATAACTCCTACTACTACATTTGTAACTTGACTAAATACAGTTGCAACTGTACCCAATACCGCACTAAAAGTATCTGCAACTTTTTGGTTACTTGTAAATATTTCTTTAAGCGTATTCATTAAACTAATTACAAGTCCAATACCCATAGCTTTTAAAGCTAAACCTGCACCTTTAAATCCCTCACTTAATGACTTTGTACTTTTTTCAGTTTCTTTTACATTTTTATCAATATTATCTAAAGACTTTTTACCTGTTTTACCTAAATCCTCAACCGAACTATCTAATTTTACAACCGATTTGTTTAAGTCTTTAATATCCTGTTCTGCTGCATTAGCATTTACATCAATTTCTATCGTTTTTTTAATTGCCATTTTATCGCTTGTTTTAGTTCCTTAATATTATTTGGTAGTTTGTTTTTTCCTTTTGCAATATCTATTGCCTCGCTTGTTCCCAACTTTTGAAATTCAAGCATCTGTATTATTAGTTTAAGCACTTTGTGAAATTAAAATTATATCGTTATTATTACTTACTATACTTGTCGTTTGTTTAACTCCTGTAAAGTTTCCACGCATTTCAACATCTACATAATCTACTCCATCTGTTACAGAAATAATTTGTCCTATTGGATTGCTTAAAATTTCCCACTCTAAAGGTTCGTTAGAAGTAGTATTAATTCTAAATACTTTCCCTACATTGTCTAATACTTGAAAAAATGAATTATTAAAATTTAATGGTCTAAAATCTTGTATCAATTCAAACTTACTTTCAAAGGTATCTAAATCAGTAGTAAATGTATTTATAATGTATCTTTTATCCCTTATAACAATTCTATCGTTTAAACGCAATCCTAATAGCTGTGAATAAGGCAAACGCATACTTACTTTAACCATTCGAGATTTTAAATTGTATAAATTTATTAAGTAATCTAAATAGTAATTTTTAAATAAAGTATTGTTTACAGGTTCTAATAAATAGCTGCTAATTTCTAAACCAAAATTTAAAGTATTATCTTCATTTTGATATATTACATCTTGCCCAATTACGTTATAATTTGTAATTACACTCGTACTAATTCCATCGTTAAAAAAGAAACTACAACTTGTATTTTCGTATTGGTATAATATTATAGGTTTTGGCACGTATTTAGAAAAGTCAGACTTAACCGCATAAGCTACTTGCAAATTTGTATCTGTAAACTTGTTAAATAAAATGTTTTCAAATGGTAATTTAATATTGTAATCCGCACCATCGTTATTAAACGGATAACTTAAATCCCCAAACTCCCTTTGGTTAGTATCTGAAAATCTTTTGTTTAAAATACTTTCGCTTTTCTCGTAATTAAAATTTACTTTTTTGTATGGTTTAATCCTTTCAAAATCAAAATCAGTAGTACAATATCCTGTAAAATCTTTTATAGCACCTTGGTAGTACCAGTTTTCTAATTGTTCTAATGTATAATTTTCTTCATCATAACTAAAAGCAGTTAGATTAAACATTTTTAAAATACCGCTAAAGAAATCAGAAACTTTAATGTCAGGCATCAATGCAGTTAAATCTAAAAAACTATCAGCAGTTGCCCCAATAACATTTGCACTCGTTGTAAATTGAGTAGTAGCACCTGTGTTAAAATCAACCTCTGTAAATGTACTTATTAAATTACCCGTATAAGTTACAGCAGCAGAACAACTTAAATATATTTTATAAACTCCCTCGTTTTGTGGCAATATAAAATTTATACTTTGTCCTATGTTACTTAAATTAAATAATTGACTATCGCCAAAAAATACTGATACTTGCCAATTACACGAAGCAGATAGTGTTAAACTTATTGATGTTTGTTGCGTTTGAAATCCTTGAGTAATTGTAACAGGGTACATTTCTACATTATCCAAACCAACTCCTACAAATGGATTGTTATTTACAATAGTGTTAAATTGTAAAATCTTTTTTCTACCATAATTTAAAAACGTTTCTTTATTTTTTAAAAACAAATACGCTTTTGTAAATCTACTTTGAGTTAAAAAGTTTCCGTTAAAATTAATATCGTATTTACTTTGTATCGCATCAAATATTCTCGCTATTTTTAAACTTGGGAATAATTCTGTATGATGAATATGTCCGCTTGGATGATTTATATTATTACTTCCACCACCAGAACCATATTGCCAAATCCTATCACTACTAATCAAAGGAAATAATACATCGCTATCTGAAGTAGTTGTAATTCTATTTTGTACGTTTGCACCTGTATATTGAAAAGAATAATCATTTACCTCTAAAATATCTTTTAATTTATCCTCTCCAAATTTATCAGTTAAAGAAAGTAACACGCCATAAAAAGTAATTTTATAATCTTCAACACGATTATTTTTTATAGTAGCACTTTCTAATTGCCATTTACCTGTTCTAAATACTTGAGTATCTATTTCGATATATCCGTTATATCTTTGTCTTTGGTCAAATCCGTTATCTAAACTGTTTTCGTACCAATGTGCAAATATTTCATTATTAGTATTACTTGCAGGTATGGTAAAACTTTGTGAATAGTCAGTGAAAACTTTTGATATATCATTAACGTTTTGAATAGAAGAAGTAACGCTAATTTTCTCATCGTCAAATAATTCAATACGTTTAGAAATTCCATCGACATAAATGTATAAAGCTACTTTCATTATATTACATCGTTTATTAATCCATAGTTAAATTCAAAATCAATTTCGTAATTAATATTCTTATCTTTTAAATGTGTTTTATAATCTGAACTTTGACTTTTTACTATTACAGGTTTATTGTCTAATAAAACTGTTTCGCTCAATAATAAATCTTGTATCAATTCAAAATAATTCTCATTAACCCACCCTGTATTACATTTTATCTTTTGTTTGCCTTGTTGGTTGAATGTTTGTTTTTGCCCTTGTAAGACGTTATAATTAATTCCGCTTGGCAATAGGTTAAATTCCTTATTTGTTGTTTCTATTGATTGCGTATTAGCTTTAAAGAATGTAAGGTATTCATAACCACCATAACGATTTACAAAAACACATTCAATAGGTGTATATTTAGGTTCGCAAATATCTAAAACACTAACCCTAAATATTTCAACATCTTCTGCAAAAAATTGGTTTGCACCCTCTGTAATATTTAAAGAATAAAAACCATCTTTAACAGGTGTAAATTCATCATAACCATCGTTATTATTCCATTCACAAACTGTACCCTCTTCTATAAATACGCTTACATTTTTTCCGTTAATAGTTTTAAATCTAATTATATCTTCATTAAATAAAGGAACAACTGCATCTTCTGTAAAATAATTATAACCATCTGAATATCTTGTATAGCCATTTAAAGCTACAAATGTTTCAGTATCGATTAATTCAAAAGTACCTGTTACTGTTTCTTCATATCTTTTTACTTTTACATAGCACCAATTTAGATTACCATCTTCAGTTGGAGAAGATACAGGCTCTGAATTAATTTGCTTAATAAATTCTTTAGCATAGTTACTAATGTTATAAATAGTATTTGTTTGTGTAGCACTCGGTATCTTTTTACTTAAAATATAAGTAGGTGTTACAGGTTCATCAACTCCTATATTCCAAATAAATAATTCTACTTTGCTACCTACTTGCAACGCTTCATTAATTTCAATAAAATACGGACTTCTTATAAATATCTTTTTCATTATTTTTTATTTATTGTAAATTGTAAAAATTGTTCAACGTCCAAACCATACGCTTCCACTAATTCATCTGGCAACCTTTCAAATGATTTTTCAAATGGTTTTGTAAAAAACAAACTCGGTTTAATTCCATTCTTTAATATACCACCTGCAATTAAATAAGCTGTACTTTTATAACTCATAAATTTACCGCTTTCTTTATTCCTAAATTGAAACCTACGTTTTGTAACCCAATCTTGAATAGGTTTTAATGGTGGTCTTTTGTTTTTATAACTAAATGGTGTATCGTATTTTCTTTTAGTTCCACTAACACCTTTATCTTGAAATTGTCCGTAATCTTCCATTAAAAAAGCTAAACGAAAACTATTAGCAGAAACTTCTAATTCTCTATCTAAACTATTGTATAGTTTTTTATCTACGTTTTTTCCTTGCTTTGTTAAATTACTTCTACTTTGCTGAATAACATATTTAGCAAATGAATTAAGATAGTTATATGTGTTTTTGTTATCTAACATATAGTCATATCATTTCTAACTAACACATCAAATGTAACCGCCCATCCTGCTAAATCATTTTCAAATCTTTCAGTAAATGGTTCAAATGTTGGATTGCCTGTAAGTTCAAAATAATCATCCGCCAAATCCCCTCTATTTAATCTATCTAACAACCTAACCGCTAACTGCATTTGAGTATTCCAAACATCTACTTTATTACTCTCATCTTTTTGATTTAGTATATCCATTAAAAGTATAGTAATATTAAACTGAATTACATTACTTAAATGCGTAGCGTTATTTATTATGATATGCGACAAAGGAAACATTGTTCTTTTCGCTAAATCCACATCAAATATATCGCCCTCTGTAACTGTATTTACAAAAGGCTCTTGCAATAATGCTTCTTTAATTTTTGCAATAATATTATATACCATTTCTTTTTATATTTTTAATTTCTATTTCTGTTTTTTCTTTTTCAAACATTAACCAAGTCATTAATTGAGTAATTGGCAATTTTGTTATTTCGTTAAATCGGAGTATATCTCCTTGAGCTGCGGCATAAATTGATTGATACCAACCCCATTTTTTTCCAAAAGCTGCTTCGCTGTTTCCGATTGCCCCACTTCGCTCTGTATATAATCCATCAAACCGCTCACGCAATCGTTGTGCAAAGTCGAAAAAAAAAGCATACAACCTAATGCAATATCTAAAGGCATATACTTTAAAACCTCGCTGTATTTCTCTGAACTTTCATACTCTTCAATAGTATACATATCCTTTACTTTGCTTGTAATTGGTCTAAAAAGTACCGCCATTGCTTTATGTAATGTTTGCGTATCTGAAAGGTAGCTTTCTAAATCTATGTATTCCCCACTTGTCATATCTTCTAACTTTGGAATAAAACCAAATTCATAAATACCTAACTTAAATGTAGGTTTAAGTTTTGGCTTTTGATTTAACAAGTTATTTAAATGCTTTAATAAATCTTCAGTATCAGCTAACCTAATACGTGCTACATCTTTTAATTCAATATCGCAAAAGATTTCAATAGTCTTTTGATTTACAAATTCAGAGGCTTCATTATTTTGCACTAACTTATCGAACTTTTGATATTGGTATAGTGTAATTTCGTTTAGAGTTTCTGGGATATTAATATCTATTTTCATAGTCTTTTATTTAAAAACATTAAAGTTGGTTTTTTGTATAAAATGAAATAGCAACTATATTTGATTAGTTGCTACTTTATACGCTTGTATTAATTTTTTTATTTCGCCTACATTACGTGGCATATTTATTATAACTGTTTTACCTGTCTTTTTTAAAATATGTATTTCTACCATTTCAATCATCTCTCCATATGTTGGGTTAGTAGACATAATAGTTTCCTTTGTTTGGGTTTACGTTAAACCAAATACGCATCATTAAAGCATCAGAATAATCAGGTGAACGCCCAATACGTTTTTTAATTTCATCTTTACCCATTAATCTAATTCTTGAGGTATCTATTTCTTTTGGTAACCTAACCATTTCTAATTCTTCTGTTAAATACTTTTCTATTTTTTCATTACAATCTACATATAATTCATTCCTATTTATTTTTTCAGATAAATAATAATAACATTGGTCTTTTAAAGATGCAAAATTATCTTTTATTCCATTTACTTTAATAGGTACACTATTATTTACAAATCCGTTACAATGTAAATAATCTACAACACCACCACCTACACCATCTTCATCTACTATAACATTATTACTATTAACATTATATTTTATTTGTAATGCTTTTATTTCATCTACTATAAAATCTATTCTACTAATATCGTATTCTTTTATTTCAATTACTCTAAAACCATCCCAAACATAAACTACTGTTTTATCTTTTCCTAAACGTGCAATATCAGCTGTAATATATTTGATACCACTTTCAATATGTGTATTTGAAAACACTTTTAGTATTGATTGATTATTTATTAATTGCCCATCATCCTCACTCGCTTCAGCTTCATATAATTCTTTAAATATCTTTTCAGGTAAATCTTTTTTAGCTTGTAATACTTCATCTTCTGAAAGTATACCTGCTTTAATAGCATCCCAACAAGTTACTTTAAAATAAGCATAGTTTGTATCTGATTTAGATTTTTCTTTTAATTTATGTACCCAATTAGATATACCACCAAAGTTACCAATTAATTTACAAGGTGCTTCTGTTGCAGTTAAAGTAGAACGTAACGCAAACCAAGCTTCTTCTTTTGCTCTTGGTGCTTCATCAAATACACAAGCGTAAACATCTTCACCATATAAATTATCAGGGTTGTCAGCAGATTTAAAATGTATTTCAGCACCATTAGGGCAAGTTATAATTAAATTACTTTCGTTAAAATTATAAACGCCGTACTGTGATAAGTTACGGCGTAATCTTTTAAAAGCTATTTTGGATTGTGTGAATACAGGTGCTACCCACCAATAATTTTTACCCTCTGCTTCTTCGTATTCGTGTGCTTTACCAAACAACCAAATAATATGCGAATGCGTTTTACCTACTTTAGTACTTGCTTCAGTAATTGTAAAACGTGCATCACAAAAAAGTATTTCTTTTTGGTAGTCTGTTAAATGTGGTTTGTTTATTTCCATTCATTCATATCAATTTTAGGAAATTTTAACTCTGTCTTTTGTTCAATAGTTTGTTTAGGTAAACCATATCTATAACTTAACCATAGTTTAATTGCGTTTACATCACTATCTAATACTTTTGCATAAAGCATTTTCCAAACTGTATCAGGTACAGTAATAGCATCCATAGACTCAATAAGAGAAATTACTTCATCCTTTTTTAATCTTCCGCTATTTGGTCTTGCACCACCTCTTTTTTTTGGTTGTTCCATATTGAAAAAAATTGAAATCCAAACTAATATTTAGAATCAATAAACTTTTTAATTAATTCTTTCATTTTTTCAGCTTCTATATTTTGTGAGTCTGTAATTTCTTTTACATCTTTAATAAAAACTTCACTATTTAAATTTTGATTGACTTGGCATATTGCTTTGCCATCAACTTCTAAAACTAATTTTACCTTATTCATTTGTTTGAGTATCGTAAACTTGTCTTATTTGAGAAATATAATCTCTCCAACAACTTGAGCAGCTTGTATCTTCTAAACTAACATTAAATATATTTTTATAAATAGATTTTAAATCTGTTTGTTGTTTGATACTTAATTGGTAATGGTTTTTCTCAAAGAAGTTATCTAAATACTTCATATCGGTTTCGTTAATACACTCTACTTTCTTGTAAGTCCATAGTTTGTTAAGTGCTTCTTTTCTTGCATCGCATTTGCAATCAATACCTGTTACTTCAGATATTTTTTCTACTACTGATTTAATTCCTGTGGCTTTTGTTACTTTCTCTATAGTATCGCCAAGCCCTTTTGATTTTTTAGGTCGTGCCATATTTTTTAATTATTTTTTTATAGTATAATTTATCTTGTTTTGTTATTGTGTAATTTCCTTTTCTTAATTCATTTAAAACATTTGAAACCATAAATATTAATTCAGCATCATTATTAATTGGTTTATCTTTTATTTCAAATTTGCTTAATGAATTAAAATCTATGTGTTTATAAAATTCTATTAAACCAAAAACATATTTTATAAAAGTTTTATTATCGTTTATCATATTATTTAATTAATAAAAATTACCCCAATATAAAATTACAATCCATAAAAATATAGCAAATACTGTTTCAAAAAAATTATGGTTGCCTTTTGGTTGCCCGTGTTTATTTGCACTTATTAATAATGCAATTAAAAATAATACTAATAATGTTATTTGTGGTGCTGTCATACTATTTTAAATTATTATAATCTTCTTGGAATAACTCCCTTAACTTTTTCTTGTGTGCTTTTAGCGAATGAAATATAGATACAAAACTTATACCTGTTTCTTTTGCTAACTTTCGCATAGACATATCACTATCTCTGTATATTGTAAATAGTTTTTTGTCGTATGCATCCCAACTGTTTACTTCAGCTTCGCATTTAGTTCTAAATTTATACCATTCAATCTCGTAATTTTCATCAAAGGTATCTTCTATTGGTATATCAATTTGTTGTTCTGTTACGAACATATTAGTTTTATCAGTAACATATATTTTTTTATTTAAAGATTCCTCATTGTATTTATTATAAAATTGTGATAAATATACTGAACGAATAACAATAAAAATATACCCTTTGTTTAGTTTACCATTTGTAAAGCATTTTTCTTCGCTTGAATATTGGTGCAATTTTATATATGTTTCTGAAACTATATCTTCGAAATAAGACTTATCAAATACTTTAGCGTATTCAATTAATTGCTTGTGATATTTGTATAATTTTTCTAACATTATACAAATGTTATGTAATTTATTTTAAATAAAAAAATTTAGTTATTAACAACACTATCAAACATTTTAGGATTTATAGCTCTTAAACTATCCCATGTTTCAAGTGTATAGTTTTCTAAATGTACATACCAATATTTCCTTGACTTATAATCGTTGTTTGCTTTTAGAAAAGTGGCTACTTGTAAATTATTCATTTTCTTTTGAATTTTTTGTTTTAAAATGTAGTCATTTTTTATTTCTACAATCTTATTATTTTCTGGTTTTGAATTACTATAAAATTGTTGTTTGTAATTTTTTCTTTGGTTTTCTTTTAAATTAAAAAACTCATCAATGTATTTTTTATCTAAAGTTTTAAATGCTTTTACGATTAGTTTAGTTTCTTTATTTGTTTTAAACATTTTTAACTTTTTTTGATAGTTGTAAATATTAGAGCGTTTACAATTTAAATCTTCGCCTATTTTATTTAGGACTATTCCTATTGGTAATTTTAATTTATTAGTTAGCATTTCTGCGTACATCGCTTTTAAAACGACAGGAACTACTTTTCTATTTGGTTTGGATATATCAATTCCTAAATTTTGTTTAATA